TTCGCATGGGCCGATGAACACGGAGGATGGTAAACATTATGGGAGGAAGAGGAGCCGCCGCTAAAAATGATAGCGGGAGTGGGAAGGGAACCGGGAAAGGGAAAGAAATACTGAAAGATTTACTGAGTGGTAAGACCGTAAGAGTACAAAACCCTGATAACGGTGTCATATTCGATATACAGCATTTAGGGCAAGATAGAGATGGAAGAGATAAGTTTAAAAGTACAGTAAAAGAGAATCCTAAAAATGCATATAATCCGCGTAGTATACTCACTACATTAAGTAGTGGTACAACAAGTACCAATAGCTATAACTTAAACACTGAAACGCTTAGTGCAATTGAATGGCTTAATCGCTTAAAAAAGGTATAATACATGCATTCAATGAACCGCGTCTCACAATGGACAAATAAGCCCGGTAATTGGGATGTGCTGAACTTCTCACATGTTTTCGGCTCTCATAATAGCTATGGCATACCGGATCTTGCAAAGTCACACACTATAGAGGTTAGCGGGCTTATCCCCTGGGGTAGCAAGCCCAAATTACTTGATAGCTCCATTGACGACAATACAGCAGTACACTTTTTTCTCGATGATTATAGATTTGAGAGCATTTGGAAGAGTCCAGAGCGTAACCTAGACGTTATGCAATATAGGGGTCTTGCTCTATCCCCTGATTTCTCCCTATGGGTTGATATGCCCCCGGCTATGCAGATATGGAACGTCTACAGAAATAGATACATCGGCGCATACTGGCAACAACACGGCATACACGTTATCCCCACCGTTTCGTGGTCTAACATCTCATCATATAATTTCTGTTTCCTGGGCATAGAACAAGGCTCTCAAGTGGCTATATCTACAGTGGGAGTGATACGCGATAAAGCCGCCCACAAAGCCTTTCGTAACGGTTTTGACGCAATGATAGAAGTTATTCAACCCTCTTCAATTCTCTGCTATGGCTCTTTATCCCCTCTCAATATTCAAACAGATATCCCTATCACAGAATACCCCTCAAGATGGGAGCAAATACGAGGTAAATTGTCATGACAGTAATTGATACAGTACTACACGGGGATGCATTATTGAACAAGAGCAAGAATACATAGAAATCATTAATGCCAGAATACAACATGCACTAAACGAAAAGAATAAGGAGAAAATAGCATAATGGGCGGTACAGGAACACAACCATTTAGCAATTCAAGCGGTAATTTTAGCGGTCCAGATATACAAGAGTCACAAATAGCGGCGGCAACCCTTAACGGGCAAGCCTTCAATGTGGCAACGGGCAATGCAGGGGCGGGCAATGGAGCAAGCGGTAATTTACCATTTCAGATTTTTAATCCAACAAATAGCGGCGTGAAACTGCTTGTGTACTCAATTAACGTATGTAGCGGAGCGGCTAGCCCGATCTTTTTGCAGTATGTAACAACAGAAACCGCGTATAACACAAGCACCCCGATAACAAATGCATACCTTGGCAACTTAACCGCCGCCGCGTTTCACTCCACCTATGCCAGTGCAGTTGTTACCCCGGCAACTGGTAGCACTATCGGCGTTACCAACTTCTCTTCCCCAGGCACAATGGATCTATTACCCTCCGCATCTTGTCTTATCCTCCCGCCCGGCTATGGCTTGCAAGTGTGGTCTAACTTGAGTGCGTTTAACAACTGGGCTGTTAACCTCTGGTGTTTGCAATTTAGTTAAAAGGAAATACTGTCATGACATATTATTACTTGGATTTGGTCTATACATACGATGCCACTACATCCACGTACGAACTGTACATATTGATCTATTGGCGCGGTATGACGGGCTGTTATCTCACTGCTTACACGACACATAGCGGGGTAAATACCCCAGTAGAGAACCGTTACACTGCCAACGATGGAACACAATTTTGTAGTTTTGCCCGTCTGAGCGAAGGTGATACATTTGAGTTTTACGCGCCGATTGGCAACCCCGATTATGCAAAGGCAGTGTACACGGCGGCAAACGGAACGATCACCGCAACATCTGAGCACAACATTCAAAGCTCACTCTACCTTAAGGCTTAATCATAATGAGCTTACGAGAGCGTATACACGCATTCCTCAACCCATTAGAGACAAAAGTGAACCCGGCTTATCAGGGGCTTATCACATACGATAATAGCCCCAAGCCGGTATCTATGCCCAGGAACTATAAATCATACGCGAATGAGGGCTATAGAGGGGATGACACCGTTTATAAGTGCATTTCCTACATAGCACGCAATGGCGCGGCTATTCCTCCGGTTCTGTTCACAGATAGCACAAAAGAGAAGCGGATTGAAAAACACCCGCTTCTCGACTTGCTGAATAAGCCCAATGAAGAGCAAACCGGAGTGCAGTACAGAGAGTCGATACTGGGCTATAAGCTCTTAGCAGGCAACTCTTACCAATACGCGGTAACTGGCAACAAGAACGCGCCCCCGGCGGAATTGTGGGTACTCCGCCCGGATCTCGTTCAAGTCATGCCCACAAAAACCAGGGGCATAGCTGGTTACAAGTACGAATACTTTGATAACCCCATTCTCCCCCAACAAATAGCCCATAGTAAATACTGGCATCCCGACAATGACTTATACGGCTTATCCCCGTTAGAAATAGCCGCCGTCCTTGTCGATCAACAAAAAGCCGCTAAATTGTGGAACCTTGCTCTACTCCAGAACAGTGCAAGACCGCCCGGCGCGTGGGTTGTCCCGACTGCCTTAAGCAAAAATGATCGTGATAGGCTACAAGCGGCGCTCAGAGAGAAAATGCAGGGGTATAGAAACGCGGGTACCCCACCGATACTAGACGCCGGTTTACAATGGCAAAATATGGGCTTATCACCGGAGTCGTTAGATTGGTTAGAGGGCATACAATACAACGCCGCGATGATTGCAAACATTTATAGCATCCCTCCCCAGTTAATCGGTGATAACTCCGCAAGCACATACAATAATGTGCAAGAGGCAAAAGCGGCATCTTACACAGAGGCTATATTCCCTGAATTAGACGACTTGTACGCTATCCTTACGAACTGGCTTCTACCCAAATACCCTGATCTTAAGAACGCATGTTTGTACTACGATAAAGAAAGCGTTGAAGTCGTTCAGAGCGTCATACAGGATCAAAAGAACGCACAAGCGGAACGATCCTCTACAATGTGGATGAATGGTCAATGCACTCTGAACGAATCGCGTGTGCTCTCTGGATTACCCGAAGTGCCCGAAGGTGACGTGTACAGAATTGGTATGGTGCTCGTACCCGCCGATAAGCTACAAGAGTATGCAGAACAAAGCCTAACAACGCCCGCCGGTCCGCCCGCTCCCGTTGCGGAGCCGGTCGCACAAAACGCACAACCGCAAGGAAATAACCCTGATGATACAAATAACCCTAACGATAAGCAAAAGCCCCCGGCTAACGATCCTGAAAAGCCCGCAACAAAGCCCAGTGCCACAACCGGAGCCGATGGAAAGAGAGATGCCAGTCATCCCACATCTCACACAAAAGAAGAACATGTACTTTCAACGCGGGAACATGATCTATCTACGTACCGACGCTATACCAGGGCTTTAGATACTGTCATGACACAAAATAAGGAAATGGACAAACACGGGATCTATCAACCGGACGATTTAGACAAGCAGTTAAAAGCGCTCAGAGAAAAAGGCATCAAGCGTGTAATGTGGAATGCAGATGTAAACCCGTGTGACGTGTGCAGCATCAACAACACACAAACCGTAGATTTAGGACAACCGTTCTACAGTGGTCATATCCTCCCGCCCGCGCATCCAAACTGTGAATGTCAAGTTGTTTCCTCTGATTAGTGTTACTTGTAAGGACAACCGAACGTTATGAAATTAGAACACAAAACTATAGCATTTAGTGTAAAAGCACTAGATGACGACCAAGGGCTTATTGAGGCTTATGGCTCCGTCTTTGACGTAGAAGATCAGGGCGGCGACGTAGTACAGCCCGGAGCATTTAAACGCACAATTCAGAACAGTAAAGCCAGAAAAGACGCTGGTAAAGCTAAGTTTCTAGCAACGATGCTCTACCAGCATGATCCCGATAGGCCAATTGGTGGATGGTACGACTTAAGTGAAGATACACACGGGCTTAAGTGCAAGGGTCAAATCGTGTTGAGCACTCAATTAGGACGGGAAACATACGAGCTTATCAAAGCCGGTGTTATCAATGAATTCTCTATTGGCTATGATATCCCGTCGGGCGGCGCAACATATGATAAATCCTCCGGTGCTCGTCTGCTCAAAGAGTTGCGCCTATGGGAGATCAGCCCGGTAACTTTTGCGATGAACCAAGAAGCCTTGCTTACCTCAGTAAAAAGTACAGACAAAACTGTCATGACACCAATACAGCGTAAAGACTTCAACGACCACTATAGACAAGCAAGCATAGAAGATTGGCTGTATTACGACTTTAACAATCTTGTAAACGCCCTCAAACAATCTCTAATTGATGAATTCATGATTGGGGATGAACCGGAGCAAGACACGGTAAATACGATCCTCAACGACTCCCCAGAAAACAAGATGGGCTTTATCTCTGCTCTTAAAGCCTGGGTAGAAAAGGGTATCCAGTTAGATGCATCCAACTACCTACAAGAGACATTAGAAGCGCATGGAATGAGCGGAAGCCCCAACTACTTTATGAGCAACGAAAGAGCACGCGATATGAATACAAAAGCCGGTCGTGCTATTAGCGCGGCTACTCAAGATAAATTACAAGCACACATTGATAACATCCGTAATATGGCAGACGAACATAAAAAAGCCATGAACGAGCATATAAAAGCTATGCATAGCGCCGCCGATGATCTAGCAACCATGCTACAAGGCAGTGAGGCGGCATACGGTACAGACGAGGGAAAACCAGAAACCGGGCAAGAAGGTAAAGCCGCTCCGTACACAGGTACACGCGGCGCTCAGTCACACCCGCTAGATAATAGCACTGTAGACGAGAACGAACTGGAAAACGCCCTTAGCATCCTCCGATCCCTCCACAAATAACCCTCAATTTTGATAATCATCTACTTAGTTATAAGGACAACATTACAACATGCCAACTATCACAGATTTGGTAAATGAAGTACAGACACTTTCGCACGATTTGAGCAATCGTGTAAGTGTACTGGACAAAGAACAGAAGTCACTTAGAGAGGATTTGACCTCTAAAACCGGCGCTATGCCCGCCGAATACAAAACAGCCATTGACGGATTGAACAACCGCATCAATGAGCTAATGGATCAAATCAATAAAGAGCGCATCGCCGCCGCCCGCCCTCCAATGGCACAAGAGAAAAAGGATAGCGAAGGACGCCGGGCCTTTGTGCGTGCGATGAAAGCACGCGGCGATTTAAACCTTTTGACCCCAGAGGAAAAAGCGCACATTGTTTATCAGTATATGCCCGAAGAGCGTAAAGCGTTGTATGCTGGTGATGCCACAACCGGCGGATTTTTCGCTACTACTGATTTTCAAGATGAGTTGCTAGCGTATCGCTTGCTCATTTCCAACATGCGCAAAATTTGCCGTGTTCAAAAGACTTCCGGCGAAAAAGTGCAAATGCCTTCTTTGTCATCTGATAGCACTGTCTACTGGGCTACTGAACAGTCAAGCTATGTTGACTCTCAAGATCCAACCCTCTCAATGATTAACATCCCCGTACACGAAATGCGCGGCTTGTTGAAGATTTCGCAGCAAAACCTTGAAGATAGCATGTTTAATCTAGAAGACTTCATTAAAGACCGTCTTACAAAGCAGTTTGCGAAAAAAGAAGGCGGCGCATTTATTAACGGCGACGGCAACGGAAAACCGCGTGGTATCCTGTCTTATCCTATCAAGGCTAGTGCTAGCTATTCGGGCGGCTCCGCTGGTAAGAACAACGTAACCGACGCTATACCTTATGTACCAAGCGGCTCCGCAAGCACTATAACAGCCGATAGCATCCTAAATGTGGCTATGGACTTGAAAGCAGACTATGATGCAAATAGCACATATGTCTTTACGAGGGGTACGCTAAACCTCATCCGCTTGTTTAAGGACAATCAAGCCCGCCCATTGTGGACTCCATTTGCTAACGGTGATCTTGCAGGACCCGGTAACATCTACGGGCGTCCCTATGTTGAAATGCCAGATATGCCCGAAGTTGGTACAAACGCCTATCCTATTATCGTTGGTGACTTCTCCAACTACATGATTGTTGATCGCGTAACACTCAACATGCAACAGCTTAACGAACTTTTTGCGGTTGCCGGATTGGTTGGCTTTATTGCACGTATTCGCGTGGGCGGCGATGTTCTACTCCCCGAAGCCTTCCGCGTTCTTAAATGTGCAACTTCATAGTAATACACGTAATGCAGAGTGTACGTGTAATGCGTACACTCTCACTTCCATATATGTCATGACACATTAGGAGAATATCAATGAGAGATAATGTAAGTAAGCTCGGTACAGTACAAAGCGGGCTTGCTGCTCTTCCAACTAATAAAAACAACATTACGGGCCAAACTATCACACTAACCGGATATAACGCGGCAACGCTCTACATCCCGGCGGGCACATGGACAGATGGAACGCACACGTTCACTATTCAGGAGAGCGCCGATAGCTCCACATGGTCTAATGTTGCCGCTACTGATCTTGTTTGTTGGCAAGCGACGTCTGCAACCGTCACAACCCCAGTAAAAGCAACCGATAGTAACAGCCTCCCCAGTGGACACGCGCAACCATCGGCTATTAGCTCCTCTGCTACTGCTATTAATCAGCGTATCGGCTATATTGGAGCGCAACCATACGTAAGGGTAAACGTCACCGTTACCGGAAGCCCGGCGACCGGAGCGCAATATGACTGCATTTGGATTTTAGGGGAGCCTCGTATCTTCCCGGCGGCGGTTTAAGGTAAAGGATAGACTGAGCAATGAGCAATGCGTATAAAATAATTACCCCAGTATCGACGGAGCCTATAGCCCTTACCGATGCTAAGGCATACTTACGTGTGGACTTCACAGACGAGGACGCCGTAATCTCTGCTATCATCTCCCGCGCCCGCGCCTATGCAGAGAGCATTACCCATAGAGCGCTTGCAACTCAGTCTATCCAGTGTATCTATACGATTGATAGGCCATTAGGCGGCGAACTGAGCGGCCCGCTTAATCAAGGCCCGAATTGGTACCAGTATCAAGAGCAATTAGGAGCTAACCCATTCGGAGCCGCCCAATTCTACTTTGATTGTCCGATGCCTCCGATACAAGCATCACAGACAATCACTATAGAGACACGCACAACCGTTTTTGACACGTGGCAAGCATTTACAGGCACGTACACCGTTGACGATGTGGTAGAGCCTGCAAGAATTTATATCATGGACCCGCTAACGGCTAATCAATGGCGATTTACGTTTACAGCAGGCTATAACAACTCCTACCCTTGCCCCCCTGATATCCTTCAATGCTTATATGAGCTTATAGCATTCTGGTATGAGAACAGAGAAGCGGTTGAAGCCCCACAACCTGTAATTAACAAACTTCTATCACGGCGCGTAGATTGGATCTAGCTATGAAGCCAGTAACAACAACAGGATCAAAATTTAACCGCCGGATCACGATACAAGCCCCCACAACATCTAACGACGGTCAAGGAGGCGGCGCGTTTATCTGGACAACTGTTACAGGTTGTGATAGCGTGCCCGCTCAATTCTCCTATCCTCAACCATCAAAAAAAGGTGATGAAACTTTTGCATTGCAGCAAGTACAGGAAG